TATGCCATTTATTCGCCCCTGGTCTTAGAATGTTGCACTGTCTGAAATATGTGTCCATACGCCTACTTGTATCTGGAATGTCTTGATAAATCTTAACAGAGATATCGGTGCAGCTGGCACAGTGGCAATACCGACCGCAACGTTGGTCACTGCTGGTGCAGTTCCTGTTGGTGTAGTAAATGTTGCTGTACTCTGACTTATCAGAGGGTTAATATCTAGTGTTGTTGTAGAATTGTTAGCAATACTACATAAAATCTTACAATATGTTTGATCTCTGTATTCTGGTCCCGGTGGTGCCATTACATTTAATATATTGTTAATAATATAAATGTTGGTCTGACCATCACTTAGATCCATGCTCATCAATATCGTACGTGTTTCTAATACGTTGTCTACATATTCTTTTGTAGCAGCGTCCTGAGCAAGCGTAGGATCTGCTAATCCTGTGATCTTAGGTGAACCAATAAGAGCCACATTACCTGTACCATCTGGTTCTAATTCAATATCAAAGTTACTGGATACAGTAGAGATTCTATGATTCTCTAGGCGCATCTGCGTAACTGGTGGTGCACCTGGGCCAATATTCACTGTATTTTGTGTACCGAATGCTGTTACACCAGGAATCGCTGTGATTCCGGGACCTAGGCTGGTTCCTGATAATACTGTGATGCCATTGATTTTAAATTCTTTGCCTGAAGCTAGATTGATATGTTCTGAGCTGTTCCAGGCTGTGCTGGCTGAAGTCCAGATTAACGTATGATCTGTGGTACCTTTTAGAGTTATACCACCGCCGTCTGCTAATGCATCTGAAGGTGATGGCACACTAGCTAATTCAATATTTTTATCTTCAACTGTCAATGTGGAAGTATTAATAGTAGTGGTTGTGCCCTGTACAGTTAGATCTCCAGCGATTATTAAACTTCCACCAATATTAACTTGGCTGGTGTTCTGCCCTGCATATAGATCAATAGTTCTACTAGCAGATTGAATTGATATCGCATCTTCTTGATTAATACCTTTACGAACGTTAAAAATTAAATTTTTATCTGTAGCAGTATTCTGTAGAAAAACATTACCAGTGTTTACGTTAAAGGCTCCTTGACCTGCTGATCCTATTACTAGTCCAAGATCTGCTGTGAGCTGTAATTGTCCATTGATTGAATTTGAAGTATCTTTTCTTACGTAAGTAGCTGCCGAAACACCGCCTAATGATTCTGAATTAGTACAGGTCACAGCAAATTTTAATCCTGCAAGATTACCGGCGTTAAACCCGGGAATAACACTACCCGTGAATCCTGAAATCGCTACTTTAGGAGTGAAAGAGTCTTTGGCAAAGATACCTAATAATATTCCGTTGTTGTAAAGATACGTAACGACACGAGTTTGATTTAGTGTATCTAGTATACTGGCTACCTTTAGACCACTAATTCCTTGGCTGGCAGAATATGCTGGTCCTAAAAGTATCGCTGTTGTCCCGTCAAAGAAATACAGTTGTCTATCAACATCGTTGAACCATAGATCTCCGACTCCTAGTGATGTGGGTTGAGTGTTGGCAATGGTCGCAGAACTTACCGGTAAAAATTGTGTACCACTATATACTTTTAATTTTAATTGAGAAACGTCAAACCATATCTGACCGCGTATCGGATGTGTGGGTCTCGTTGTGCTGGCAAAATTTTCCAACAGCTTGATAAAATTCTCATTTAAAGCTTCACCGAATCCGCTGTAGTTTTTTCCAATAAGTGTTAGGTCTGTGGATAATGTATCAATCTGCCCGTCTGCGACTGTTGCTACAACTGTTCCGTCTTTTTTGTTTATTTGATATGCCATTTATTTTTCTCTAATTAAAATGTCGGTGGACCCGATCTAATAATATAATTAATTGTTAGATATGGGTTCATAATACCTATTGCTGTTCCTAACGCAAAAGAAGGATCTGGTTTCTTTATAGGACCCGATGTGTTTAGATATTGTGTCTGACCCGATGCAGTTGGTCCTAAACCGGTTGTAGCCGGAGGATTAATTGCTGTGTCAACTCTAACAACAGAATACTGTACTCCAGAATTTTGCAATGAATGTTCGTGATCAGGAAGGTTGCTTAATGTCAGCGCCACTGCGCTAGATCCTGCACCTTCGCCTAGAATATCTGCTTTGGTATCTGGGACTCGATCTATGTTACCACCACCGCCGTCGATGTAACCACCGAGTGCGTTAGGAACAGTTCCTCCATTGTCCATGTTGTCTTTGCCTAGTGCAAATCTACCACGTAGGTCTGGTAATCTAAATGTATTAACTCCGTTAAGAGTTGATGCACCGTTATACAATGTACCGATAGCATCGAATAAATCTGGAAACTTTGATTTTTCAACTTCTGAACCGTCACAGAATAGATATCCATATGGAGCACTTGCGCCAGCATATGGCATGATCGCTCCCATAGGTACTCCAAGATCGCCAACAAATGTATTTCTGGTTTGTTTTATCAATCCTAAAGATGCTGTGGCTTCTTCCGAAGCTCTATAGGTTAACACATAATCATTTTTATTAGAAACATTTGGAAATGGTTCTGATTTACTTTTAATAATGTTGGCAGTTAAACTGGTTGTGAATACCTTGGTATAACTACCTACCTGACCATCAAATGATATTGTGGGTGAAGAAACATCACCTGCTAGTTGAAATGTTGTGACATTTTTTAGGTTCGTGGCTGTGTTGGCATTGCCGTTGATATTACCATTAAGAACACCTTCAATTTCATCTGCAATAACAGTCTTGGCTCTTACAGTTTTCCATCTTCTTAAACTGGTTCCGCTATCATATGTGTCTGTGGATTTAGGTTGTATGTTATTAGTTTGTGTAATACCGGTAACATCCAAACCTGTACCTACAATTAAATTTTTAGTAATACTTACACCGCCGGCAGTTCTCAACGAACCATTGCTAAAATTAGTGCTTTCTGTGGTATTAGAAATTATTAATGCACCATTGGTTAAAATATTTCCATCAACATCGAGTGCTTCTGCAGGGCTGGATTTGTTAATACCTACTTTGTTATCTAATATTCTTAAAATAGTACTAGCAACACCGTTTCTATTGACCTGTAAATCTAATGAACTACCAGCTGCACTGTTGTAAATCTTTGCAGCAGTCGATGATGTAGATACTGTAAATGTTCCATCAATACCTACAGTGATTCCAGAATTGTTTCTTATATTCAACCCGTATTCTGTGGTATTAACTGTGTCGGTTCTTAGAAATTTCGATGAAGCTACTTGTGTAGTACCGATATTCAATGCATCAGCACTTTGTGCAGTACCGTAATATTTAGGCAATAATCCACCTACGAATTGCGCAATTTCTGGTGCGGACACCGGAACATTGATATTCATACCTGCACGTATTACTGCATATCCAGAGATAGTATTCTTAGGAGTAAAACTGTCTTTGCTGAAAATAACTACTGGAATATCTGCAATATAAAATGTTAATATTGATCTAGTGGTGTTGTCAGAGTCTGCTATTTGCTCAATGGCTGGTCCGTAACGTAATCCATCGATGGAACTTTCTGAAGGTCCTACTAGAATCCAGCGTGTACCTGAATATATACGTAGTTGTTGATTTGTGGTATCTACCCACAATTCACCAACCTTTGAAGTTTCTACGCTAGGTGCAGATGCACTTTTCTGTATGTTTGATGCTGATTTCCAATTGGTATTGTCCCATATCATCAAGATACCGTTTTCACTATCGTACCATAATTGTCCTTCTGTTGGATTTACTGGTGCTGTGGCGCTGGCGAAATTTTCTAACAAATGCAGAAAGTTTTCTGCGATAATCTGTCCGTACCCTGTAACATTTCTGCCTGGAAACTTTAGACTAGTGTCTGTACTGGAGGTATTATCATACACCGTTATAGGTGTCTTGTTGTCGCTATCTGTAAAATTAACAATATATGGCATCTATTATACCTCTGTGAAACCAGTTAAGCTCTGTACGCGGATCGTATAATCGATCTGTAACAGTCTGTTTAGACTTTTTTGTACAGGGTGGAATACCACATGTGTCAGCAGTTTGCCATCACCGTTGGGATTGTAACTCTTAAGACCAAGTTCATCAAATACGAAATTACCGCTTAGATCTACAGAGTTATCAAATGCTTCTTGATCAGTAGGCTCACCGTAATCTAGTAAACAGCTGACTATAATGTCACTGTAGGTCGCTCCACTGATATGTCGAACTTCCATTTTGTTTCTTACTGGGTCTGTGTTATTTGGTTGATTTTCGTCAACAATTTTAGCGTATGTTTGATTGTACAGGCTGGAATTTACTCCGACCGTGTTCGGAGTAAGATATGAAATCAGTCCGGTCGGATCTACAATTGTTCCGCCTGTTCCAAAGGCCATTTCATAAATGGTACCTTGTCCTTGATTACTTAAACTGTTTACCATGGCCACGCTCATGTTTTCGTAGTGTATGGCGTTGCGCTTGTCGATAAAGACTTCTCCGCTTTCCGGATCAAAAATCTTTATGTGTCCTTCAAAATGAACACCACCTGTTTCGTCTGGGCGTTTTTTTATCTGTTGATCTTTTTGGTCTTTGTTTTCTGGCATATTAGTCTCTTGTGATTCCATAGTTGTATTTATTCGGGCAATTTAGTAGTACGTTTAGCAATGAATTCTGCCATAGGTGTGGCATTTTCCAGCAATGATTCGCCTGCGCTGGCTGTGGTTTCACCACGATCGTACCATACTTTACCAGTCCTTCTTATCACAGATATCCTAGTTCCTGCTGGGATTGC